TGTTACCATACACATTCAACGAATCAAATCCTTTCATCGAATTATTCTTTCACTATGATTTTGGTGGTAAAAACATCCTTTCACCTAAAACTTTTGGTGAATCTGACCCGTTAATTGATTTTGCTAATCAGTTAAGAAATACGGGAAATCGTGATGATTGGAATCTTTCAAAAAAACTATTTCCTAAAATGAGAACTTACGTACCTGTTATTGTTCGTGGTGAAGAAGAAGAGGGTGTTAAGTTTTGGGGATTTGGTAAAACTGTTTATCAAGAATTACTTGCGTTTTTCGCTGACCCTGATTATGGTGATTTAACTGATATTTTGAATGGTAGAGATATCACAGTTGAGTTTAAAACTGCAAAAGAATTAGGAAAGAATTATCCTGAAACTTACATCAGAGTTAAACCAAACCAAACACCATTATCTGAAGCAAAAGAATTCTTAGAAAAATGTAAAGAGCAAGTAGAGTTACCTACACTTTTCAAAAGATATTCATTTTCAGAATTAGAAACGTTTCTTAAAAATTGGTTGGAAACGGGTAAAAGTGATGATGGTGGTGAAACGGAAAAAACACCTACTACTAACACCAATCAAAATGAAACTAAGGCTGTAGATAATACGGTATCAAGCGTTTCAAATGTAAAAGATTCATTCGAATCATTATTTAATAGTAACGATACTCAAAGTGACATCGATAAACTACCATTTTAATTATGAGCAATAGAGATGAATTATCTTCTATACTTGCAAATAATCTAAACAAAAAATTCAAAGGTAGAAACAAAGTTGCATATTTCTTAGACGGCTCAGAAGAGACACCCACCGATTTGACAGAGTGGGTGTCGACTGGGGATGATATGTTAGATTTGGCTATATCAAACAGACCTAATGGTGGATTTCCCGTTGGTAGGATTGTTGAAATTACAGGTTTAGAAGCAAGTGGAAAATCGTTAGTATCAGCACATACATTAGCAAATACACAAAAGAAAGGTGGGTTAGCTGTATATATTGATACTGAAAACGCTATCAATCAAGAATTTTTAGAAGCATTGGGTATTGATACATCTAAACTACTATATGTACCATTAGAAACTGTTGAAGATATCTTTGATGCTATGGATTCAATTATTGAATCTGTTAGAAAATCTGATAAGGATAGGTTAGTTACAATTGTTGTGGATTCAGTAGCAGCAGCAACCACAAAGGTTGAATTATCAGCTGATTACGACCAAGCCGGCTACGCTACACAAAAAGCTATTATAATTTCAAAAGCAATGAGAAAAATTACAAATCTCATTGGTAGAGAACGGATATTAGTGGTATTCACAAACCAACTAAGGGTTAGAATGGGTGTATCGTTTGGTGACCCGTACACTACATCTGGTGGAAAAGCACTTGGATTTCACGCATCTTGTAGACTTAGGTTAAAAAAGATGGGACAAGTTAAAGCAAAATCAGGTGAAATTGTTGGTATTAAAACAAAAGCACAAGTAATCAAAAATCGTATGGGACCACCACTACGTTCTGTTGATTTCAATATTTACTTTGATAGGGGTATTGATAGATATGGTAGTTGGTTAAGTACTATGAAATCAAATGAACTTGTAAAACAGGGTGGTGCTTGGTACACATGGGTTGATGAATCTACTGGTGAAGAATTTAAGTTTTTGGCTAAAGATTTTAATGATTTATTGGATAATCAGCCTGAAGTTAAAGAACAAATGTATAAACAAATATGTAATGCATATATAATGGGTTATAAAGATGCCGTTGATAATGCTAACATAGATTCAACTGAATTAGATGATGGCAATTAATGATAGTTACAAAAAGATGTTAGAACGTATATCACAAAAACCAAAATCAGATGTTAATGATAAGGTTATGATTGTTGATGGGTTGAATATGTTTATACGAGTGTTTGGGGCAGTTCCAACATTAAATGATGATGGTGAGCACGTAGGAGGGGTAACAGGTTTTCTGTTATCCCTCGGTGCTCTCATTCGTAAAAACAATCCAACTAGGGTGTTGGTAGTTTTTGATGGTAAGGGTGGTTCACATCGTAGAAAAAAAATGTACAAAGGTTATAAGGAAGGTAGAACCGGCTTAACAAAAGTAAATCGGTTGGTTGGGTATGAAGATTTGGAAGACCAGAAGCAATCTATGAAAAATCAATTCAATACATTAATTAAGTATTTGGAATTATTACCAATTGATTTATGCTATATAGATTATGTTGAAGCAGATGATATAATGGCATATGCGGCAAGACACATCTTTAAAAAAGAAGTATTGATAGTATCATCTGATAAGGATTTTCTACAATTAGTAGATGATAGGATTTCAGTATATCAACCAACAAAGAAAAAAATGATACGTAAGGGTGATGTAAAAGAACTATATGGCGTTCCATCAAACAACTTGGTATATTATAGAATATTTGATGGTGATAAATCAGATAACATTCCGGGTGTGCGTGGTATAGGTCCGAAAACACTTATAAATAAATGTTTATTCTTACAAAATGATTCATTAAGTATGGATTCTTTGATGGAAAGTGTATCACAGTTGGATAATGAAAAGTTAAAAAACAAAATATTAGATAACAAATCTGTATTAGAGTTAAACTATAAATTGATGCAACTTTCAGACCCAGATATTAGTTCTTCTATAAAATCCAATGTAAGAGCTATTATCAATTCCCCCATAAATCAATTAAATTCATTCGTATTCAAAAAAGAATTTATGATTGATAAGCTGTATACCGCTTTTAAAAATATTGAAAGTTGGTTACTTAACACTTGGTCTGATTTAAACAACCACTCAAAACAAACCATAAAATAATTTGGTTTTTTAGTTAATATTTTGTATATTAATAACTATGGATAAATTTGGAAGTAAGTTTGGAACATCGTTTCAGATAAAGATACTATCATCTATATTATCAGATAAAGTATTTTTCAAAACGATATATGATATAATAAAGCCTGAATATTTTGATTCAGACTCTAATGAATGGATATTACAATGTGTACAATCATATTTCAATAAGTATCAGAAATTACCAACTTTAGATGTATTTAAATTACAGGTATCTAAAGTGGATAGAGATGTGATGAAAGTATCTATCGTTGATAATCTGAAGCAGATATGGGCTAGTTTGGAATCTGAAGATTTGGAATATGTGAAATCTGAAACCTTAGAATTTTGTAAGAATCAAGAAGTAAAGAACGCAATATTAGAATCTGTTGGTTTATTACAGGAGGGTAAGATTGAACAAATAAAAACCATTATAGATTCAGCTATGAAAGCTGGGCAGGATACCAATGTTGGTCATGTATACAAATCTGATATAAAAGAACGGTATGAATCTACTGTAAGAAACGTTGTACCTACAGGTTGGGATACCATTGATGAATTGGTTGATGGTGGTTTTGGAAAGGGTGAGTTGATAATATTCGCAGCACCACCTGGTATAGGTAAATCTTGGGCTTTGGTTAATGTAGGTATGTCAGCTGCAAAGTTGGGTAAAACTGTAGCTCATTATACGCTTGAGTTGAACGAAGGATATGTTGGTCAACGATATGATTCGGTATTGACTGGTATACCAGTTCCAAATTTAAAGTTTAGTATGGATGAAGTTGAACGACAGGTAAACAATCTTAGTGGTGATATTATCGTAAAACACTATCCTACAAAATCAGTTGGATTAAATACGTTAAGGGCTAGTTTGGATAAACTAAAGTTACAAGGTAAAACTCCTGATGTTGTTATAGTGGATTACGCTGATTTATTAAAAGGTGGTAGTAAGCGTGAAAGACATGAAGAAATTGAAGAACTGATAGAGGGTTTGCGTGGTCTCGCAGGTGAATATGAAGTACCACTATACACCGCATCTCAAATCAACAGAAGTGGTGCAGATGATGATATTATTACAGGTACTAAAATAGCAGGTTCGTTTTCAAAATTGATGACTGCTGATTTTGTAGTATCTCTAAGTAGAAAGATTGAAGATAAGTTAGCGGGTACTGGTAGATGGCACGTTATCAAAAACAGATTTGGACCGGATGGTATGACTTTACCATCAAAAGCTAATATGAGTAATGGTAGAATTCAGATATTTTCAGATGATTCCATTAATGGTAAAAACACCAAAAAGGATATGCAAAGTGGGGATAGTTTAGTAAGAAAAAATTTATTACAAAAGTACAATGAATTGAAAGGTGATATTGGATTTTAGTCCTATTTATAATCACATATTATTAAAAGTAAAACGGAAATCATATGAAAATATTTGAAGAAAGAATCCCTTACAAACCATTTGAATATCCAATATATTATACTGAAGGTTGGCTTAAACAAGCTCAAGCATTTTGGTTACATACCGAAATATCCATGCAGGGTGATGTTAAGGATTGGAATGAACATTTAACTAAATCTGAAAAAAACTTAGTGGGTAATATCCTTTTAGGATTTGCACAAACTGAGTGTGCCGTATCCGATTATTGGACTACGATGGTTACACAATGGTTTCCAAAACACGAAATAAAACAGATGGCTATAATGTTTGGTTCACAAGAAACAATCCATGCTACGGCTTATTCATACCTAAATGAAACATTGGGATTGGAAAACTTCGAAGCATTTTTACATGAACCTGCTATAGCAGAAAAGTTTGAATTTTTAACAAAAACTACATCAAATTGGACACATAAGGAATTACAAACCAATCCAAGAGTTAGACAAGAAGTAGCACGCTCATTGGCAATATTTTCAGCGTTCGCAGAGGGTGTTTCTTTATATAGTTCTTTCGCAGTATTATATTCGTTTCAACTTAGAAACTTACTAAAGGGTATTGGTCAACAGATGAAATGGTCAGTTAGGGATGAATCATTACATTCAAAAATGGGATGTCACTTATTCAGACATATGTGTGATGAATATCCTGAATTGTTAGAATCTGTAAAAAAAGATGTTGAATCTGCCGCACAATTTATGGTTGAAATGGAGCATAAGTTTATTGATAAAATGTTTGAAATGGGTGATTTGGAAAACCTTAAGGCGGAAGATTTGAAGAATTTCATATCCAAAAGAGCTAATGAAAAGCTTGCAGAATTAGGTTACAATCCAATAATTGGTGGTGATTACCACTTCGAATATGATGAAGAATCGGCTAGTAATCTTGATTGGTTTTATCATTTAACGGGCGGTGTAACACATACAGATTTCTTTGCACTTAGACCTACTGATTATAGTAAGGCGGGTGAAGGTGAAGATTGGGAAGATATTTTTTAAATTAAACAAAATAATAAGTTATGAATTTTGATGAATTGATTACAAATGTAATTGAATGGGCTGATGTAAAAGGTATATTGGTCAAAGATAATGCACCTAAACAAATGTTGAAAGTATTAGAAGAAGTTGGTGAAACATCCGGCGCATTATTAAAAAATAACATCGATGAAATCAAAGATGGTATTGGTGATTCATTTGTTACATTAATAATTTTAGCAACTCAATGTGGATTTACACCTACTGAATGCTTAGAAGCGGCATGGGATGAAATAAAGGGTAGGACTGGTAAAACTGTTGATGGGATTTTTATAAAGGATAATTAATATGAAGAATTATGGAGAAAGTTTTGGTTGGGAAGTTGGTGTTGACTTCCCAACATGGGCGAATACAGAAATATATGTAAAAACAATTTCAAAGGGTTATTTATTGGAAGGTGAAAAACCTAAAGATGCTTATTGGCGGGTAGCTACTACAGTTGCTAGAAGATTATCTAAACCACAAATGGCGAGTAAGTTTTTCGATTACATTTGGAAAGGTTGGTTGTGTTTAGCAACACCTGTATTATCAAACACAGGTACTGATAGGGGGTTACCCATTTCTTGCTTTGGTATTGATGTTGCGGATAGTATACAAGATATTGGTATAAAGAACTTAGAGATGATGTTACTTGCTAAACATGGTGGTGGTGTTGGTGTTGGTATAAACCAAATTAGACCAGCTGGTTCTAATATAAGTCAAAATGGTACATCTGATGGTGTAGTTCCTTTTTGTAAGATTTACGATTCGACAATTCTTGCTACAAATCAAGGTGCTGTAAGAAGGGGTGCTGCTAGTGTAAATCTTAGTATAGAACATGCTGATTTTGATGATTGGTTAGAGATTAGAGAGCCAAAAGGTGATGTAAACCGCCAATGTTTGAATTTACATCAATGTGTTGTTGTTGGTGATAAGTTTATGAGAAAGTTAGAAGAGGGTGATAAAGAGGCAAGGCGTAGATGGGCAAAGGTTTTACAGAAAAGAAAAGCTACGGGTGAACCATATGTTATGTATAAAGGTAATATAAACAAACAAAATCCAGAGGCATACAAAAAGAATGGATTGAAAGTTTATATGACTAATATATGTTCTGAAATAGTACTACATACGGATGAATCACATTCATTTGTTTGTTGTTTATCATCGT